CCAATATATCGACACTCGCCTTGAAGAACTTTGCCTACCTCAATGATAGGGAGCTGTTTGTCCCACTGTATGTCGTCGAGCTCGTAAAAAGACCCCTTGCTGATGTTGTCGGGTGCCCACAACGGTTGCAAATTACTGTAGTGAAAACATGCCTTCAGTTCTTCTTCGTTGGTCAAGTTAAAAGCAGAGCGAGGCTTGATATGGTCAATATGCCACTCTCCATAATTCTCCCAATTCATTTGGTAAGGGAATTGGCTCTCAAGGTGCTTTTTCAATGCGTCAAGGCTACATCCCACTAGCTCCTCTAAGGAGTACTGTGAACCAGACATTAGCGATCTGCGCAGTTGACTTTGAATATTCTCGCCAATACGAACGCTTAAATCTTCTCTTCGGCGCAGTGAGTAGTCCTTCCAATATTTCTTATAATATTTGGCATATTTTTGGCGATCTTGCTTGCGCACCTCAGGATTCGTGTTGAACTTGTGCTTGTTATTTTTTCGATATTCTCGATGATATGCGACTCGACAGGTCTTGCAATTGCTGCTCCACTTAGTCTTTCCGCTTGGATATTTTCCTCTTGTGTGGAAATGGTCTCGATCTAAAGGAAGTTCTTTGCCACACTTCGTACACGTCTTGTTGCTCATATTATATTTTTTAAATGTTTCGATCATCGTATTCGATGATCCCTTTTTCAATAGCATATTCTCGAATTTCCTCTCCACGCACTTTGTAAAAGTTTGCCCGTGCTTCGTCGGAAATTGATTGTTTGGTACAAATGACCTTGCACTTTGGAGTTTCGTTCAAGTGGATAGCATGCACCTTCAATGAATCATACTGCTCGAACAAAATTTCCATAGCCAAAAACAGCTCTTGTGCTATTAATTCGGCAGTGGGATTGCAATATTTATCGCGTCCATTGAGCGACATCAACCACAATTTGGACCCCATTTTGCGAGTCAGCTCAATTACCTCCTCATCTTTGGGGTTCAGCAACATTCCATGATCAAGAGTGTCGTCAATCCATTGCAGGCCTACACGTTTAACTTCTTTAAAGTCAATCGCATAACCGATGCTGGCCATCGAATTGAAGGAAAATTGCACCTCACACAAGTACGTGTGACCGTGCAGGTTAAAGCACTTCATGCGCTCATTCATTACACGATGACCTGAATCAAACGTGGTTTTACGCGAAAGGATTTGAGAGAACTCCTGGCTCATGTTGCAAGTTTATAGTACTCGGCGACAAAACTCCCGACTGGTCGTAAGTTGCTCGCCTTCAATTTCTACAGTTACGGTTTTTGCATCGAAATTTGCGCTCACCACTTTCCCAATTAACAAGTCTTTGGATTTATCGTGATCGACAATTACATCGCTCTGAGGCGAATAGTAGCTGTAAAAATCATATTTGGAGCGCTTGTTTTCATCCTTACTATCTCGATAAATAAAGTTGGGATAGCCTTTGGTGTATACTTGCTTGTACATCTCACGCTTTACCTGGGTATCATCGAAAATAGATGGCAGTGTATTGCGAGTCGCAATGTCATCAATCTTTTCGCGCTTTTGCTCGGCAATCTGGCTGTAACGTCCACGCCATGGCTCTTGATAAATCTTAGCACGCAGCATGCTGACAAGATACTCTCTTTGCAAAATATTAAAGTAATCTAGTATAGGTAGATCTCTCGACTTGAGTCTCATAGTATGCGTTTGTTCAGTTTTTGTAGAGAAAAGCCGAAGGCTGAGTCACGATTTTCAAATATGAAGCGCAATTCTTCTGGATCTATTTCATCCGGATCGCCATTGCGCGTGTACGCTACTTCGACATTTTCATATTGAGTCATCAACGATAACGATTGTTCGCGAACATCTGCAAATGCATCTGGATCGCGCAAAAACACAATATGTTCAATATTAGCCTCTTTTAACAAGATGTGCTGATAGTGCGAAAAATCTTTGCCAAAAGTACATAAACATTTCCAATAAGACTTGTTTTGCAGTTGAAAAACTCGATCAACTGCCGCCTTGTCAAAAATGCCTTCTACTAGAATAATCCCCTGCGTATCGCCATCAATCTCATCAAAGCCACCCAAAAGGCGACCAAAGTCGTGATGTGAGTTATCGTATCGCAAGTATTTCCGTTTACCTAGGCGCTTTCGACGATCATTAATCTTCTTGATACGCAATTTAGTAACCATACTCCGCGACAAATAAGCTCTTGGCTTTCCATACATATATATGGGAAAGATTAATCTGTTGCGAAGTTCAACCTCGCTCATGCCAACGCGATAACGATCGTACTGCCAAGGCTCAAAATTGCGATCGTGCAGATATCTGTGATAGTCGATCTGCTCAAACCCTATCGGCAGCTTAGCTGTAGGCAAATCAATGTGATCTGGCTTACGATCAAAGGTTTTGCGCTTGAACTTGAAAATATCAGTAGTGCGATCTTGAGCGAGATCTGCTTCTACGCCTAATTGGCTGAGTAGCTTGAACAACTTGCCACTGCGACTGCACTTCTTACATTGCCACATCCAGCTTGCATTCACGCCCTTGGAGGTCACACGGTTGGTCTGACGCTGCAAATATAAGTGCTTCTTCTTCTGACAGTCTGGATACGGGCAATCACAAATGAAGTGAGAGCCCGATCCATTCGTTACCGGCTTAAGCGGTTGAATATGATGCAGGATAATGGATTCAGATAGCATAGTTGGCGCTAATTTTTTCAAGACTTTCGACAATGGTATTTGAAGCAGTCGCATAAGCCTCAACATACTCTTCGAGATCCCACTCCTCTTTCTCTTGCATGAGATTGTCTTGGACCTTCCAATGGCGAATCTTGCTTAGCGCTCCATTCAAGGTAGTGAAGTACCCCCTGGCAGGCATTCGATGACCGCTGGGAATGCGCTTCAATACTTGAAACTGCATATCGTCAGCAATAATGTAGTACGGCTCCATGCTTTCATGGACGATTGTTACGGTTGAGCGTTCACGCTTTTTTGCGGTCCCGCTTTTTTGTTTTGTGGTAGTCATATAAATCTGTTATTTGTCCGTCAGCTCCCATCAAAATGTTACGAGTACGGACGCCATCATAAAATTGTTCGTTGGCATAATCCTGAAAAATCGGAATCACTTGTTTTGCTCGATAATTTCGCATCTTATCGACGTAAAGTCTAGCAAATTTATTATTATATTCGTCCACAGTTTGGTTGAACGTGAAGAAGAACGAAAAAGACTGCAATAGCCCTTTAAATTCGCTAATATTATCGCGAGTCATTACGAAATCTGGATTATTCAATAGTAACGGTGCCACATTACTTGCTTGTGTGGCTGTAGCACCAGTTGCACCAAATTCTACGCAGAGATCCTTGAACTCTTCTGCTACACGCTCTCTACGTTGGCGTTCATGGTCTGGTTTATACGAATGTCTGCTAGATGGTTGGAACTTCTCCAGATAATCCATAATAATCAAGTCGATTTTACCAACTTGCCGTTCGAGCACCTGGCACATCTGACGAATATCACCCATTGATGCTCTACCGAATTGCTCAAAAGCCTCGATGTAAATCTCGCCTCCAGCAATCAATACGTTATTCACACGACTATCCAACTTTTTTGCGACAACATCTGGAATCTGACCTCGTCGAACGTCCAACATTGACATGCCAATCCATGTTGCATCATATCCAGACTCACACTCCTCTTTAGATCCTTCCCCTTGAATGTGTATAACGGTAGCACCTAAATTTGCAGCTCTAGTGCCAAGCCAACGCAAAAACTTAGTCTTACCAGCACCCGATTGAGCAGCGAATAATAGCGTATCCTTACGATCCAAACCACCATGCGTTAAGTGGTCGATCGCATCGATGCCTGTTGGAATCTTTTTACGCAAATCCTCACCCAAAATGCGCGATTCTTGACGTGCAAGATGACGTTGGTTGAAATCCTCGAAAATACGAGTGTATTGTTTGGCTTCTAACGAAAATGCATCAAGACGCTCTGTCGTATTGGTTAGCACCTTCAAGGCCTCATCGCGCTTATTCTGCTCCCACAATTCACCAATCTTGTCGTACAAGTCGACAAAATAGCTAGCACGAATGTATGTGTCAAATTGCTTAATTAGTGCAGTGCGCTTGACAATTGTTGCTTTCTTGATCGCATTGAGTGCAGACAGCACTTCGGGATCTGTTGCATACAATTGGCTAAGCTGCCCTACTGTTGGAATGGTCTTTTCGACCTCGAATTTCTCGACAATTCCCCGCCAGATTTTTTTGTACGCTTCGGACGGCAAATGCGTATACTCAAGGTGCTGTTGTACGATTGCAAAGACTTCTTTGTTGCGAAGACATGCTTTAAACAGCTCATTAATAAAATTTCTTGTTAATTTTTCCATTTTACATCCAGCTTACGTTAAATGCAGAACCTACATAATTTACGGCTTGTACGGCTTTCCAGAGACTGAGTACCGTATCATCATGCGCACCAACACCTTCGAGCTTGCCTTTTTCCGTCCATGTAATCGACGCTAATTCGGCTGCAAGAATATCGGTGGCATTTATCGACTCCTGATCTCCCCTTGGGAACTTAAACTTATTTTGCTCGAACAATAGCACCATTCCTGGCAATCCTCCTTTGAGGTCGTATTTGTTCTTGCCTGTTGTAAGTCCAACGACTGGCATTCCAGCATCCTCAGCTCCATCCACAAGGAATGTTTGCATTTGGTTGTCTTCAATCCCAATCACATCAGGTCGAAAATCACGATTAAATCTTTTCAATATACCCATCTGCTGACCATATCGCAGACCTTGGTGGCGCTCTTGCCTCAGCAACCAATATCTGTTCATTTGATCTACACCTAAAACGGTTATCACTAAATAATCAGCTCCAACGTTGCCCGATCGCGCTACGTCTACTCCAATACCCACACGTTTGAGCTGAACAGGAAATGACTGACGATTGCGCACCATCTTGTATTTCTCCATTCCAATGAATGCACCCGATACCAATTTGTATGGGAAAATGGTTGATTCACTAGTCACAGGTCTCACTAAAATCTCACGCGAGAAAATGATTGAGCCCTGCGATGCGAGCTTTTGCATGAGATTGTCGAATGTGTAGCGAGTGCCAAATAGCAAAGTTCCGTTGGGGAAGATTGCTGGATATTCAAATACCTTCCATGCTGGCTTTTTCTTGAGATCCGCATACAAATCCAAGTCAGAAAATGGCGTTCCTACTACCGTCACTCGTCCCTGTGGAACAATCGCGTTCATAATTACTGAGTGAAAGTAGTCAATGTACTTGAGCCGCTGCTCGTTGGAGTATAAGTTGCTATCGTTCAAAAAGTCATCTACGATAATATAGCCTGGGTGAAGTCCCCGAATCTTACTACCAGCCGACTTAATCGTCAAACGTGCACCATTTTTACAGGTCACCTCTTCTTTTCCCCACCCATCTCGACCTGCTGGTTTGAGTTTTTCGGCCAATTCATCGTTGCCCTCAATACCATCCTTCATGTTGGCTAGGTGCTCTTTTGCAAGACTATATTCGTTGGTAATGAGCAGTCCCTTTTGTGATAGCTTTAGCTCCAAAGGCACTCGATCGTACTGATTGCCCTTACGATAACGATACATCTTCCAAATAGGATATGCATACGAGAATGTCCAGCTTTTCGAGTGGTCACGGGCAGCGATAATGCACAAATAATCCCACATTTGCACGAGATTTGCCCATTCCAAGTGATGCCAATTCACCTGAAAGTCTGGCAGTGCACTTGCCATGAAATAGCCGAAGTTCATAATGCGCAACGTCTCTTCAACGGATGCGCTTAGATGATCAAGATAGTGAAATGCTTGTGTTTGAATTTTGCCACTCTGAGGAGCGTTTACGGCGCGATGAATTTCGCTCAATAAAACGCGATATAGCTCGTCGATATCTTTTATCGTTCCACCCAGCAACTCGTTTAGAGCGTGCTCGTCCATTAGATCAATAATGGTGTCGGCTTGACGGTAGATCTGCTCTATCTCGCCAAACGAAAGGGTGCCCACATCATCAACAAACGGCAATAGATCCATTAATCACGTTGAATTTGAAATCGAAAACTTCCCCTTGCATTGGTGCTACCCTGCTGAACAATCTGCATCGTGGTATCGTTTCTCAATTGGCCGATTAACCACTTATACAGCAATGCCGTTGTGCGAGTATCATTCAGCGCTCTATGTGCATCGTCAAGCTCTAATCCTACATCTCTAGCTGCTGCGTTGAGGCTAGCCATCTTGTGTGGATATTTTACACGCCACATCATCATAGTATCCTCCATGTGAACGTGGAAAAAATCGTACAAATACTTATCGCATTGTGCAAATAGCATCTGTAGAAATCTACGCTCAAATGACGCATTGTGCGCCACAAACATTGGGAAGTCTTTGTTGCCCTTACCGCGCCCCTTGTACTTCTTTTGAAGTGCGAGCATGTCTTTGACAACTTGAGCAATTGGAATGCCTTGCTCTTCAACCACCTTACGAGTGATGCCGTGCGTATCAATCGCCTTCTGATTGTACTCCGGCTCATCCAAATATGGCTGTACGTAGGTGGAATACTCTTCAAGGACCTCAAGTTTAATGCCATCTATAACGACAATCGCCAACTCCATAATGGGGTTGACTGCTTCGTCCATCCCAGCCGTCTCAAGGTCAATTACGAAAAAATTATGCATGTGTACGGTTTTATAAGAATATCACGTTGTGTTTTGCCTCAAGCACCACCTTTATGCTGTTCCACTCTTCATCTCGATGCTCCTCGGAGTTGAACCAAATAGCCATATTGGCGTACGGGTCTTTTGATGAGGTTGCGTCTGGCGGTAGGGGATTAATCATCACGCCATACTTCATGCGATCCATAATATAATCATATTCACTGATCTTTCTCAAATTCTTAATCCCCATAATGAATAGAATGTTTCCACCTATTTCAAGCGAATACGTTTTACGCTTTACATTGCCATCCTCATCTTCTTTGTCCTCATCAGCGCTCAAGTGTTGATTGTCCACGTTGAATCCAACTAATTGATCCAGCAAAAGATCGTCGTCAACCTTTTTATACTGTCTCATAAGCTGCGCTAAATCGACCATCTTTCGGCCCTTTTTCACAGCTAAAAAAATTTCGATGAAAATTTCCGCATCTTTTGGCGAAATTGGGTGTTTGCCTTTAATTTCTTCTTGAAAATAGAGGCGGGTCGAGGGTAATAAATCCTTTTTTGTCATATCTGTTGTATTTCATAAATCGCCTTACGATAGCCATCAGGATCGTGCTCTTGCAGTATGGCTAATCGCTCTTCGATGTTGTTGAGTTCGAGTTTATCTGCCCATGGTGCGCTTTCCCAAATATTATGGCATATACGACAATCATACACAATATTCGTGCGCAATGTAATCAAGTAGGCTTTGCCAATATTCTTGGCTCGCTGACGACTGATCACATGCGAGTGGTCAAGATTTTGATTCTTGCCACATCCACTACACAAATGCTCTTGCTACGCAAAGACGCTTGTTGCCTGCGACGCTTTTCTGCATACGTCTCCCCTTTGGGATGTAAACGTGCGTGATTACACTCCTGACACAAGCTGTGCCGCTTATTTACAATTGGCTTTTCGCTTTCGCAGCCTTTGCATGTCTTTATTTCGTAGTTCATAGATTTCCGGATATGTGGTGGACTGTAGTTTTCGACAGCGATTACGATATTTGCACATCAAACAAATTGTGCTGAGTGGGTTGTATAGCGTTGTATATTGAATGCACGAAGCAAATCGCCCATCTGGATCGTCTGCAAATCGCTTCTTGATTTCCTCTTCATGTTGCGATGTTCGCGTCGCATCTTTGTATGCACCTTCTACAAAACGCACAGCCGACTCTTTTGTCAGCTCATAATGGGCAAGGATCCCCTCGTCATATAGATAATATTGCCATGTGTCTGGATTGCGATTTAACCATCGCTCCCATGCCTTTGGTCCAAATATCCAGGTAATCAGGTCCTTGCGACGCGTATCAATAAATTCGCCATCTCGAGCATACTGACCGAATTGATAAGCGCAATAATAAAACATAAAGTGATTGCCAACTTGTGTATGTTCACCATACTCTTCTTCCAAGCGCATGATAAACTTTACGATTGTCAACCGCTTCTTATCGGTTAATTGCACGAACCAAGCCGGTTGGCCAGTCACTCTGCGATAAAAGTACACATACATCATAGTGCATTTGTGCACAAGAGCTTCCCACCTATCGTCCATTTTTGATGCGAATATCTGCTAGATTTATGCGTAATCAAACACAATCACATGAGTTTCTTCAACCGTTTCGGCAGTCTCATTCGTGTAGTCTGCATATAGGGATGCGCAAGAAGGCGTTGCTTTGCCTAGAGCCGTCAATGTGCGTCGAACCCATACGCCCAAATACGCACCAGCAGCAAGATCAGGAAGTGCTAATGCATTAGGCTCTCCATCTGCACTGTTAAATGTCGCAGAAAATGGGCGTGCAAAACGATTTGGAAGTGTTTCCATGTAAAAGCCGCAAGAATCCTCTGCTAACGTCACAAAAGCCAATTCATAAGTCGCGTGCGGACTTGCTGGTTGAGTGATCCAGCAGCGCAAAGATGTCAGAGCACTTCCAGTCTCATTGTAAATGGCAATACCTTTGGTCTCGACCTGGTCGTTTTGACGCACTTGAGGTGAGATATCTCCAAATAAGTTGTTAAACAGGTCGTTCTGAGCCTGGCTGCCAGAAACGTGGCCTCCTAACGATTTTGTAGGATCTTTTTGCTCGTCGCCCTGCTTTGTTGCGCCTGTCAAAAATATCTGCATTCTTACTGATTTGTGCCGATCGTGATGATTAGCGTGTATTGAATTGCTGGAGTCGCTTCTGCCGGATTATCCAGTGTATCTACAACGATTGCAGAAGAAAAGCCACTCAAATTCGACATTAGAAATTCGGAAAACGATCCAATTGGACTACCTGCCAATTGCACTCGAAAACGTTTTGGCACAGCACTCGCTGGACTTTCAGTTGTTGGAGTAACGAAGTACGCTACGTGCACAAATGCAATCTTGTCAATTGTCGTTCCAACGAGATCGGTCAAGGTCACTGACCACCCAGTCACATCATCACGATCGAACGTCCATTGATGTTGGTGAACGTGATCAATCTGCAGGTCGGCAGAAGATCCCTCTTTGCCCTCAAAGATCACTTGTTGAGTGTGTTCAGAAACGATATTGGCAATGCCAAATCGAGTTAGTGCAACTTGTGTTTCTAACGTCTTGCCCATTTTTTATGCTTTTGGTACACGTGCTATCCAAGCTACCGTGTAAAAGTTTGGTCTGTTATCAAATGGAGTATTGGCAAATCCGCCGTCTCCAGTGTTACCATTCACATTATGCGAATGCGTATGTGTATCTGTATGCGTTCCACCAGTTCTTAGCGACTCTCCAAGCTGATCATCACCTCCTCGTCCAAATTCCGCATCTCTGTGCTTTCCTACAGCAGTGCCGCTATCTCGCAAATAAATTTTGTGAGCGTGCGAATCATCATCTGTGGTCATTCCACCGCTATCGTGTGTGTGAGGCGGCAAATTCGCTTCGGCTAGTGTTTTTTGCGTCTCACCTCCCGTTTTTCCAACGGTATTGATGGCCGAATCGCTCGAATCTTGTCCAATCAACATGCGACCAGCAAGATTAGGCGTTCCATTATTACCATTACACAATGCCCATCCATAATACCCATCTACCTGGCCAAGTCCTGTGCCATCAAACGCATTCACTGGAACCTGCATCTTGGCCTTGATGTCATATAGTTGAGCTGCATCCGTTTCAACAGTCGTTGCTATCCACACACTTCCATTATAGAAGCACTCAACAACGACCTTTTGACCGGTATACTTTTGATAGTCGATCTCTGTGTCACTCAACGTCTTCAAGAGCTGTCCTCCTCCTCCAAAATCATTGTAGATGGAAACTCTGTTGCCTGATAGGGTTATATTGGCGTCAAAAATCAACACGAAGCGGTTTCCAGATCTCGCATCGGTCGGTGATAGATTAAAAATCAAATCATTAGCTAGCGTTATAGTTCCAGTAATGTACTGCACTTGAGATGCCAAACCAACCTGTAGGTCAATTTGCGTGTCTAAAAATGTCAACACCTTATTTTGTACGCGCAATAGATCGCCCAAATCAATGTTGTACGTAAAGGTTGCGTAGTGATTAGGGTGTGCGGTCAGTGTTATATTCCCTGACAAATCTACGTTGGCAGTATATGGTTGGCGAACGCGATCAATGGGATCCTTCAAGGTGCCATCGTCGTTGAACGATGCTTCGGTATAATATCCTACTGCATCACTGTTGATCTGTCTCCAAATACTGTATTTGGAGCCCGTTTTGTAGCGATAACTGAATGTATATTTGTAAGACGTACGGCTTGGAACAACGAGAGAAATCAGTGCACGTGCATTCGCAATATTGTGCATTGTTTTCTTGTCCAAATGATCGTGAGTATCCGTATTGTCTGGCAAGGCCCAAATTTCGATCTCGTCTGCATCAGGTACAATATAAATCGTACCTACAGTGGAAAAGTCATCTGCAAGTGCGTTATCTAGCAATAAGTTGATTTGAGACCCACTTTTAGTACTCTGCACAACGCGGGCGAAAGATCCGGTTCGACTTGCATAGACTCGCCATCCATCAAAATCACCATTGGTAAAGTCATCTGTATCTTTGAAGATACCACCATCACCACCACTAACAGTTAATAGTCGCAAGTTGAAATCAACCGTCAAATTGCTCGATACAAATCCCCACGAAAACTGCACGAGATTCTCATCTTTGGTCGACTCAGACACGTTCCAACGAATACTGTCAATACCAGCCAAGGCATTGGTCTCGTTCATTGGCGTCTGGGCAAAAAACTCGTCCTTGGTTTGGAAGATTTGTGTGCGATTGTCCTGGATCTCAATCGTCGTCCCATTCAAACGCACACGTGCTAAGATAAATTGGCGATCGTTGTCTAACGCAGGTGGAGTGTTAGTTATGGTCTCGGCAAAAAACGTGATGGTTGCCGAATCATACCGGAAGGGATATTTTTCCGCTTCGGTTGGCACTACGCCTGGAGTAAATGTTCCAACAACACGATATTCCGCATCGGTTTCAGCAGTCAAGATGCCACTAATCAGCGCATTTGTGTCGTCAGTCACCTCTTGAACGAGATATTCGGACGTATTTACTATCGAATTGGGAAAGCTGATCTTGGCTTGACGATTTGGATAGCCTCGCAACACCTCAGTAAAGAGTGTGTTTGTGCCCGTCAAGGTTCCGTTTGACGCTATATTTACGGTTCCAACTTCAACAGGACTTTCCGCATACGACACATACATCCAGTACCACTGATCAGCTAGTGGCAATGCGATATTGTCTTCTGCAGTCTTAACGATCACATTGCCGTCCGCATCGAATGCGTATGAGTCGGTATTAATTGCTACACGCTGCGTATTAGTGCCTACTTCAACGCGAAAATTAGCAAATGAGGTATCTTGCTTGGTCCGTAGGATGCCGTACGTACCAGTCTGACGCTTGAACAAGTCAAGATAGCCGTCCTCCTGCATGAATTTTTGCAGACGATTCAATTCTTGTTGTTCCAAAAACAGATCTGGAGAGATATTTAACTTGCCCATGCTTTATAGATAGTTTGCTATTAACGCTGTATTATATGGCACAAACTTGTCGCGCAATACCTGCGTTACTTCTTGATTGGTCAATATCGTGTTATTTTGCTTGAGAAACAACTCAAGAATCTTGGATGTGTGAATGAATCCACGGCTATATGGAGTGCGTAATACCCCAAACTTATACTCGATAACGGTCCATGAAGAATCATTGCCCACACCTTCGTCAGTAACGCGAACAATTGGTATGAGTTTTGCTACCGCGCTCGTCATTTGCTTGTGTACTCCAGTTCCGCCATCTAAGGTTGCTTGAGCTGTTGTTTGCTGCGATTCACTCGCATTATATATGTGAAATCTGAATCTGTAGGTTTGATTACCAATTGGCACACTCTCGCCTTGAATGTAATACAGAGATGCGGCGGATCCGTCGATTCCGGGCAACAGAATCTCACCTGCGTTAAGTCCTAATACGCCGACTGTTAAATTATCGGAATCCGCCGCTGCACACTGTATAACCAACTCAATATAATAATCTAAATTTGGACTTACGATAATAGCTCCTGAGGTGCCATCTGGACCCGCTACAGAATTGGATCCAAATCCTGCTCCAGCAGGCAACACACACTGATCGCTGCCAAATGAATGACCTGATCCAATAGTTGGATAGTTCGCTTCGGTCGTCAAACCAGGATCTACTTCATATCCTCGCCAAAAAGCAGGGTCGTGATCTACTCCACGATACATCGGACTTCCATTGCCGACATTCAATCCCACATACTGCTTTTGCGAAATTGTATGAATGTATTCGTCCGTATCTCCTCGACAGATAAGACGACTTACCTCACCAAGAATCGATGGCGAATTATTAGTTGTTTTCGCGAAAGAAGATTGCGTTCCTCTGCGCCCTATCTCAGTCAAATAATTTGAAGCTAAAAACTGAAGTTGTGCAAGTGATTCGTCTCGACACAACACCATGTCGCGCTGCTCAAGAAATATTCCCAAAATACGTTTGGTGTCGTAATAGTCCTCAAAGACGCGTGCATATCGCACAAAAATAGCGAAATAACATGCAACTGCACGCCAAAATGCCAAATAATCCTCATCTGCAGTACCAGTTTCGTCGCCACGCGTAATATATTTGGGAACCAGCCCCTGCTTGTATAGCTTTTCAAGCACATTTTCACACCAGCCCAACAACTCTTGCGAGCAGCAACACGTAAAAAATTCAGAAAAAATGCTGTTGGCGAAAACAGGTCCACAATTCAAGTCCACGTATGTGCCTGATAGCGCAATTGAAGTGAATGTGAGGAAGCCTGTAGGATCTGTACCAGCACGCGTATAACGATACTGAATGTAGAATGGATTGGTTTCTGTCAGCGATAGCCCTTGTAAGTTGAGGTCTGTCAACTCAATCCATGAGGTCCAGATAAAGCCATTGACGCTCCAGCGAAACTCCTTGGTGAAGAATCGCGTACCAATCTCTCCACCAACCACATCAGTGAAACCTGATAGAGCACTCAGCCCCGTTACCGGATTGGTTGGGTGAATTAGTAGAACATCACCTATCTCACTAACTGTGTTTTGAACTATACTCATTTACTTGAATTTAATTCCAATACCATGGTTCGTCATCTAGGGAATCGTTTTTCGCAATCCACGCCAAACTATTGCCATCTAACCATACGAGTGTTACGGTAACAGTAAGCTGCACATCAGGATCTAGGTAGATGTCAACTGTTGCATCTGCTCGAAAAATATAATCGCCAACGGATTGGCCGGCAAACTCTACCAAAGGG